AATACATCCTTGATGCAATAGAAGAGGATGGTGTTGATGCACCTTATTCATGTAGAGCAGGTGCATGTAGTACATGTGCAGGTAAAGTTCTTGAAGGTGAGGTAAATCAAGATGAACAATCTTTCCTTGATGAAGATCAATTAGAAGCAGGATTTGTTCTTACTTGTGTTGCATATCCTAGGTCTGATTGTAAGATACAATTAGGTGAGGAAGAGAATCTTTACTAAATAGTCTTTCGGACAATAGTATAGAAAATAGTTTGAAGGACAAAAAGGCAGCAAAGAAGATCATTAGACTTGCAAAAGAACATCCTGGTTGGTATACTGAGCAGGACGTTAGATTTGCTAAAATGGTTAAGAGGCGAATTAAACAAGAAAAACTAGCAAAAAAGAATGAAGCAAAGCAACAAAAGGAAGTATAGTGAGAAGGAGTATTGGGAAGGTAAGGTTCCTGATGATCAATTTGAAGAATATTTGAATAAATATGGTTATGAATATACTCCTACTGACTATCACAAAATCCCATCACGTTATTAATCATGGCACTATCTGAACAAACACTAGATCATTTACTTGAAGCAGAAGGTAACATTAGAGCAGCAATTAAATGTGCTGCGGTGAATGAAAATCCTTTGGTTGTTACTCAAATATCTAAAATATTATATGATATAGATCATCTTAAGCAGTTTGAGAAATTGCAAGATGTTATTGAATCTCACCTGAATAATAGTGACGAATGATTGCGGAACTCTAAAGACATTATAAAATTTATAGATAAATCATATAACTATGTTATAATATCCTCACATACCACCATAGAACTATGATTAACCTAGACGAACGATACCTATCCTACTTGGATGGTAGTAAGAAGATGAGAATAGATGGCATAGAAGAAAAGGTTGAGTCTTATGGTTGGCACTGTGATGGTAATGATATAAAAGGACACTACGTTACGACAGAGAATTATAAGTTGTATTATAATATGGATGGACTATTCACCAAGATGGTGGCACTTAGAGAACTGGCACAGAATGTTGCGTGAATGAATAATTTTCTGATATAATAGGATTATAGACAAAAATTAAAATGAAAATTGCACTTGCAGTATTAATGGCATTAACTCCTGTTTCTGCTGTTGCTGATGAATATCAAAGAGGGTATTCTGCTAGTAGAACTTGTTATAAGTCAGAGTATAGAGAAGAATATGTGCCAGGCACAGCAGACAATCCTGGTTATATAAAGTCATGGAATGAAACAGTTGAAGTTCCTTGTAGGGATAGAAGAACATCTTCAGGAACAACTATTCATAGACACACAACAGTAGAATATGATACTAATGATTGTTCTGAGGGAACACTTGCTGGTGGATTATTAGGTGGTGGACTCGCAACTTCAATATCAAGGGGTAAAGATCGTTGGTGGGCAATTCCTTTAGGGGTTGTTGGTGGTGCTATGATTGGTTGTGATATTGATGGAGGTTGATATGCGTAAATCATGGGAAGATAAACTTTTTCATCAAAAACTTATGAAGGAACTGGGTTATAAACCTAGACGTAGAAAGGCATCTCATCAATGGTGGGAATCTCCTTTCATTGATTATGATACTCCTAGACAAAAATATTATTAACTGAAGCGATTAAAGTGTCCTTACAATATAATAACAATTCATTTCAATTATGAAACCTTCTGAAGTAATTAAACAACTAAATGCTCTACGAGAAGAATATCGTAAACAAGCATTTGTATATACACCAGAGCAACAAAAAGAGTATGATCGTTTAATTAAATTGAGAAGAGATAGAGTAAAGTCATTTTATAAGGATGATAAAGTATCAAAAGGTGGATCATCTAAACAGAATGTAGAGGTTACATAAATATCTAAAAAGATAGAACAATGCCTTATCACATTAAAAAACCTGGTATTCCAACTAATGCTGGTATTGGTGACATATATTATACTGGTGGTTCATTATGGGATGAAGATTATGCCAATAGAAAAGTATATTCTTCTAAGTCAACTGCGGATGCTAGAATAGTAAATACTGATGGCACAAATGGTGCATTTAATGGTGCATCTGTGGTGAGTGAGTAATGAAAACATTTAGTCAATTTATTACTGAAGCATACGATAAAGAGATGGCAGGTCAAGCATCTCGCGCACCTGGTGAGGGTGGTAGAATTCGTGCGTCAAGAAAGAAGAGAGACTTAGATAAGACCCGAACAAAAGCAATAGGTGGTGGTAAGACTGCACCTGTTAAAGATTATAAACCTCGTAAAGATATAGGAACTAATAAACCAAGATCACGAACTCAACAGCAACCAGAGAAACCAAGAGGTAGTGCTGCATTGTCTCCAAGAGAGGCACAGAAGAAGGCAGCAATGGAGAGAAGAGCAGCAAAGTCTGGTGCTAAAACTAAAACAGCAGACGAGTTGTTATCTAAGAAGAAGAAAACTGTATCTCCTAAGTATAAACCAGTTAAAGCAACTGGTTATACAGCAGCAGAGAGACAGAAGATAACAAGAGCAGGTAGAAGATTAGTTAAAGATATTAAACAAGGTAAAGAGAAACCAATATCACAATATGATCCAGGAATTAGAAAAGGTTAATACTAACTGAAGCGACTGAAGTGTCCTTATTGTATGGACTCTGTGAGGGTCTACAACGTGGTCGTTATTGACTTTACGTTCTATACTATGTTATACTATTAATATGATTAAATTGCGTAAGCATCAACAAAGAGTCGTGAATGAAATGCTTAAGCACCAGAGAGGGCAGTTGATTGTTCCTACTGGTGGTGGCAAAACTATGTGTATGATTACTGATGCTATTTCTCAATTTAGTGACAGTAATAAGACCATAGTTGTTGTTGCACCACGCATATTATTGACACAACAATTATGTGAAGATTTCCTAGAGATTATAGGTCTTAATGATCTATCAGTCAGAGTATTGCACGTTCATAGTGGTGACACTTCACACTATTCTACAACAAAAAGCAGTAGAATATTTAACTGGGTAGTTGATAATTGGCAGAGGAATAAGTTAATCTTTACTACATATCATTCTCTTCATAGAATACAAGAGTCTGGTATTCCTGTTGATACAATATACTTTGATGAAGCACATAATAGTGTTCAGAAACATTTTTTCCCTGCTACTGAACATTTTTCATCTGGTGATCGTAGGTGTTATTTCTTTACTGCTACACCTAAACATAGTAATACTATCAAGGGAATGAATAATGAGTATGTTTATGGTAAAGTATTAGAGCAAGTCCCTGCACCAGAGTTGATAATGAGTGGGACAATCTTACCACCTAAAGTAATAGTCAAGCAGTTACAAATGGTGAAAGGAAATCAAACAAACTATGAATTAGATAAAGATAATTTGTTAGAAACTATTGAGGAACAAAAGGTAGGTAAAGTATTAGTATGTGCTAGAAGAACATCACAAATTAGTGGATTAATATCTCAAACAGATTTTGGTAGAGTATTACATTATCGTGGATATTCGTGGATGTATATTACTGCTAAAACTGGTGCAGTTATTGATGGTAAGAAAGTATCTCGTGAAAAGTTCTTTAGAATACTAAACGCATGGGGTAAAGATAACCAGAAGAAGTTTGTAGTATTACATCATAGTATATTATCTGAAGGTATTAATGTAGCAGGATTAGAAGCAGTATTGTTTATGAGAAATATGGATTACATTGGCATTAGTCAAACTATTGGTCGTGTAATTAGATTGAGACATGATGATAAAAGAAACATAAATGATGGACTAATTCAACCTGGTGCATTGGAACAATATAACAAATCATTTGGATTAGTTGTAGTTCCAGTATATGATAAGGTTGGAATTAGCACATCTAAAAGTGTTAATGCAGTTGTAGATACTATTTTTAATAAAGGTGAACCCGCGATTGCATTATGAAAGATACTATTTTATTTGGTGATTGTAGAGAAACACTTAAAGAATTCGATGAAAAAGCAAGGTGCTGTGTGACATCTCCACCTTACTACGGACTGAGAGATTATGGAGGTGAAGATAGTCAAATAGGACAGGAACAATCACCAGAAGAATATATTGAGGAGATGGTAAAAGTATTCAGAAAGGTAAGAGATTGTCTTACTGATGATGGTACTTTGTGGTTAAATATCGGTGATAGTTATTATAATTATAGGAAAGATGGTTGCATACCTAAACAAACTTGTGCATCTAATAGACAAGATTTACCTGTAACTACACCAAGAAGGAGTAATAAACTTGTAGGATATAAAGATAAAGATTTAATTGGAATTCCCTGGATGTTAGCATTTGCATTAAGAGCAGATGGATGGTACTTAAGACAAGATATTATATGG